TTTCCAACTACTCCTTTAGCCCTTGGTGCTACTGCTGCTGCTGGCGGTGCTGCATTGGGGGGTATGCCGGTATTAGGCGCGGCTATTGGCGGAGGAGCAGCGGCAATGGGCTTGGCTCGTATGACTCGTAAAAGACGAAGACAGGCGGTTGTCAGAGAGTTAGTAGGGGCTACAGACAAAATGATTCAGGGCGCTAACGTAACAGCAGAAACAATGGCTACACTACGTGCTGATAAAGTTATGCTGGCTCAGATGCTTGCGAACATCAACGAGGAGCCTGAGAATGAGCAATGATTATTTAGAGCTACGCAAAGCAGCCTCTAGAACTACCCCTTTTGCACGAAAACAGGCTAGGGGTCAGGCTTCTGCTGTCGCCGATGTTGTTTTTGACTCACCTCTTGACAACCCCTTTGGTTCTTTACCTGTGACAGCTTATGCGGGTTCAGAAGGTATTCCAATGTCTGCTCCTCGTAAGACGCAAGTAGATGCTATGGCTCCTCTTAACTTTGCTGCTGAAGAGTTAACTACTCCCGCTAACGCTCCTTTTGTTGCTGCTCCTCGTATGTTAGCAAGGGCTGGTAGTTCTTTTGTTGAAAACATTCCTACAGAACTCAAAGGTTTTTATTCAGGTAGTCCAGTTGAAAAATACAAGGGAATATCTGAAGGGATGCTGCAGAGTGCTAAAGGCACTGCTAGAGAACTTGTAGATCCTACTGAGATGGCTACTCGACGCGAGTTTGGCACAGGATCAGTTAGACGCGCAGAAATGCAACAGACGGCAGACAGAGGAATAACAGAGGGTAATCCAAAAGCTTCAGCTTTCTTACGTGCTCAATCTACAGGAAAAGCAGTAGGAGAAGGCGACACGATTATTGAAGCGTATCCTGTGTTAAAAAGAGATGCGGTGCAGGTAGGTCGTCTGGAAAATACTGAAGATGTTCAACGGGCGTTGACTAAAGACAATCCAAACATAGACCAAGACATTGTAGACAGGGCGACAAACCATTTATATGCTCAACAGGGTAAACAAGGGCAGCTGGTAACAAGAAACAGAGCAACCTCTAGCACAAACTTAGGCCCTGAAGCCATAGGACAAGCCACGACTTCTCCGGTAGCTCTTAGAACACTGTACTCTCCAAAGAGTATGGAAAGTTGGTACGACGTAGTAGGAGACAGCCCTAGTACGGAACAGTGGAAAGAGATGTTGGGCTTGTTTAGCGCCCTTGATAGAGACTTTTTGCTACAAAACAAAAAGGTATTTGGTGAAAAACCTTCTGCTGCTGTCGTATGGAACACCTATTGGAAAGGAAAAAAGAGACTAAAAGAAGGTAAAAAATTAGGGTCTGACCAGAAAAAGTATGTAGACGTTGTTGACAATCAGATGAAAACTCAAACAGGTCTTAAGAAGTACCTCTCTAAGTTTGTTCCTAACGCTCTTGTTAAGCCCAAAGGCCCGACTAAAGTTAACGAGATGAACGGTAAGCTTGTGTTGCAACAGTCGTTTAACTCTTCAGCTAAAGATCTAGGCGGTATGAATGCGTTTATTGTAGTAGACCCTAAGAAGGGTGAGTTTTACTCTATGCTATCTGATGGTCATGACTTGCTTGGACAAACACCTCCGGGTTTTGAAGACCTTGTAAATGTAGTTCCAATACAGAAGTACAAGATAGGGGCTGGTAAAGAAGGTGGCGGCGCGAGACCTAAGAAAGAACTAGAGGCTGCTTCGGAAGTTTATGAGGACACTGTGGAACTGGAAAAACGCTCTGGTATTTCTAGACTCAAAAACGAAAGTATTTCTGCGTACCAGAAGAGGGTGGCTAGAGACTTCAAAGGAACTGCCACTACTGGAGAGCGTGTTGAGGCGGCTGCTTCAGCTGCTATGCCTCTGTCTGCTGTAGGCATGATGTCAAGAGATGAAGAAAAGGGGCGCTAAGGCCCCTGTAGTTTACAACTCGCAGTTATTGCCCGTACAAGCTAACTGCTGAGACCCTTCTGTCATGTCGGAGTTCTCAGAGATGTTCCAATCAATAGTCTCTGGGAATTCCTCTTTAAGCTTCTTATAGGTCTCTAAGTCTATGGGTTCGTAAGGAGCCTGTTGGTACGTGTGTTCGGAATAAGGGAGGAACGATACTCCACTAATCTTGTCGAACTTGTTGTACAACCACTGGCCTACCTCAAGGAATTCATCATCACGGTAGTAGCATGTCATGGACGGCTTATGCTCACACCAAAAGTCCTGATAAATCTCCCATAGCTCAAGTTGTTCCATTGCACCCATCTCAGAGGCCACCACAGCCCCGTCAGGGGATTTTATAGGGAAGCTGAATACCTTAGTAGTGGGTGACATAACGTCGTCCTCTACAGGGATTCTTGCTGCCTCTAAGACTTCACAGAGTGGGTCTCTGGCGTCCGCTCTAACTCGTCTAATATACTGATCTGAGTATCTAGGGTGGATGCCAGACGCAGAATCCACCAACTGACTAACAGTGCCGGAAGGCTTAACAGCAGTAATGGCAGTGCTAATGTTAATGCCAAGACGGTTAGCCCATTCTGCGTTAGTTTTAATAGCCTCTTCTTTAAGCTCAGTAAGCCACGTTTTGAGTACACCTTTATCTCTCCTTCCTGATAGGGTTGGATGATCCATGATCCCTGTTAACGACACACCCAGTAGTGCTTCTTCCTCTGTGTTCTTCTGCCATACCTTACGTAGGTAGCGGAAGTCAGTTAGGGTAGCCTGTAGAGTTCCAAGGATAGACGCAGTACGTACTTTTCGTTTGAGGTCTGAGAGTGTATCCTCTGCCCTGACAACAACTTCTGATAGATTGCAGAATTGGTTAGGCCGTAAGATGATTTCGCTACATGGATTAGTTCCAAAATCATAGGAAGCATCTCGTCGCTCGTTCTTTGCAGCTTGCTTTTGACTTGCGACTCTAGAGAACATACCTCGCTCTCCTGAACGGGACTCGTATAAACTTTTCCACTCATTTAAAAATGCCTCGAAGTCTGGCTTCTCTGTATAACAAGCACTGTTGTTTGCTAGTCCTCGTTGAGGATTATCTTGCCACCACTGGCCTGACTTGCATCTTCGGAGTCTATCGTCAGTGAGGTTAGACAGACTGATGAGAGCGGACCTGCGTACACCGCCGACGACAACGATCTGTGCAATCTTACAGCAGATATCATGACATTCGATGGAGCTAAGTTTACGTCCAGCAGCCTCCCGAAAGACGCTGACTGTGAAGTTGAACAGATCGACAAGAGGCTCTGGACCAGATGCTCTACCTCCGAAGGTCTTAAGGGCTGCCCCTGCAAGTCGTACTCCAGACACGTCCCATTTTGGAAGTTGGCCTGAATACAACAAGCTAATAAGTTCCCGGTAAGCTTTAGCCCATCCAATTTTGCTATCGGCGACATGTATAACGGTATCGGTATCATGAAATTCCTCTGCTACTTCTGGTAGTTTAGATACGTATTGTCGTTCAACAGAGTAGCCTACGCCTGTACCGCACATAAGTACGTACATCATCTCGTCAAACGCTTTAGGGTGGTCAATAGGTAGGTAGCTACAGTTGAATCCAGCTACGTTGTCACGGTCAAGGGCGTCACCAGCAGTCATTAACGCTCTCATGCTAGGCATAACATCCATGTCGTGAATGTCTTTAAAGATACCGTTAGCTTCTTCGAGTGTTAACTTACCCTTCTCAATCCAGAAGTTTAGATACCTGTCGATTGTTTCTTCCCAAGTCTCACGTCGCTGCTGATCTGGTAAGTAACGAGCGTAGCGGGACTTATGTATGTACTGTTGATATGCGTCCATTAATTCATTTCCTTTATTAGTCGTTCAATATACCACTTACATTTACGTAAGTCTTCAACGGGTTTACCTTTGTAATCGTATCGCCACAGATACTTCAGTGCGTTACCCTTGAGATAACCGTTAAACTCGTTATCCGGCATGGACGCCTTGATTGCTTCAATGGCCTCTATCGCACCCTTGTTGTAGTGGTCGGGTTGTTCAACAGGGTCGGGTGTTTTCCTGATAGAAAGTTTATTCAGTGCTGTTAGTGCATCCCAGTCAGCAGGGGTGGCGTTGTCAATACTCATCCGTACTTCCTCCTAAGATAGTTCATGCTAACAGGTAGCTCATCGAACGACCCGTTGTTGACTTCATTAAGCATCCAAATACCTGACCAGCTACCATTTGTTTGAGGGTTAAGATACTCCTCATCATGGTTATAAAAGATACCAGCAAATAAACCAGTGATGTTAGTACCGTCTGCCTTACGAGCGTATGCTATGTCACGGTCTTGAACGTGTCCCATAATGCACGACATAAACTTCTTTTGCAACATGAGTTTTGCACACGTGACTGGTCTACCCATGACACCACTGGTGAAGTAGTGACAGTAGGCGATACCGTCGATGACAATTGGTTGAAGGAAAGGCACAACCTCCCATCCACCTTTCTCCAGCTTGAAGTCATCATAGCTCATTAGCCCTTCTAGTTTAGCGTCAGATTCTATAGCTCTTTCAATACGCTGTTCGTGATTGCCCAACAGGAATACCATTCGAGGGTTCCATGTTCTCTTCTTGTTACTACGAAGACGCTTCTTCTCCTCTCTGATAGGTGCTAGGAAATGTTCCATAGCGTTCAGACCTGCTGTTATGTCACGAGTATACCGTCGTCCCTCAAAGGACTTCTTACCTACGTCATAGCTACTGAGACTTGGCATGTCCCAGTGATCCCCCAGATGTATGATAACGTCAGGCTTAGTATCTGCTGCGTATTGTCCAGCCCAGTACATGTGTTCAACACTGTCACCGGGTTTTGATTGAGTATCAGGTATTACTAAGTGTCTAGTCATTGCTTTTTACTCCATCCGACAGGGCAGGTTTCTGCGGTGTACCATGCAAATCCCTGCTTGTCTGCCCACTCTTGCATTGTGTATCTTGTCCCGTCAGCTCTACGTCTTGCTCCGGGCATGGCTGTTCTTGGGTTTTGGAAGACAAAGACCAGCTCCTCCTTCGCGCCAAGGCATCGGCTAACATCGACATACTTCTTCGCTTCCGCTCTATCACGAAACCTCCCTTTAGCTTCGATATATATAGTGTAACCACCACTGTAATATACAAAGTCAGGCTCATACGTCTTAACCTGAGTGTACGTTAGCTTGTTAACATGGTACTCACACCGTTTAAACTTACTATGAAGATCATACTCAAACCAACTGTCATAGCCTTTGGGTATGTTACGTCTCGTTCTCTTCACTTGGTCTTTCCCATGTTTGATT